CGGGGCCGGGTGTGGATCCCCGAGTCGGACCGGCGTAAGGGCTACGTCAAGGACTGGGCCGAGGGCTTCGTCAGCCAGATCTGTAGCTTCCCCGAGACCACCCATGACGATTTGGTGGACGCATGTGTTGATAGCTTGACGCAAGTGCAGATGGTTGTCGGCACGAAAGCGATCAAGGACGTGCAGGTGGGTGACATGGTGATGACCCCTGCCGGTCCGAGGCGAGTGACTGCTGTGCATGACAACGGGCTCAAGGAGGTCTGGAACGTCAACGGCCTGCTGGCCACGGCAGAGCACCGGGTGATGACCCAAGACGGCTGGTTAAGGGTTGACTGCTTGAGTCAATCAGTCCACAGTTTATGTTTTTACGATGGCACCGCCTTGGTAAAACAAGTTACGAACACCCATACCATGCGTCATGTGTTCGACCTGACGGTGGAGGGTGAGCACTGCTACTACGCCAACGGGATACTGGTTCACAACTGTACGCAGGCCCTGCGCTACCTGCGAGATGCCGGGTGGCTGGACATCGACCCGCCGCCCAACGAGGCATGGGACGAGGACGACTACGCCGATACCGGTAGAGTCAGAAGGGTTAATCCTTATGCGGTCTGATCAAGCTGTGGTACATTCTGCTTGTTGCCGTAGGAAGCGACCGACTGAAGCCGTTTACTCATGCCTCTTCCACCTGATGGTGGTTCCTACAGGGGGCAGTAGTAAACGGCTTTTTTGTTTCTACGGCGACTCGGACACCATGCGGCACGTCGGTGGTGGAGTCTTAAACAACCCTGTGACACGAGCAAGCCACAGCAGGGGCGGTGGGCGAATTCCCAGAGCCGGGCGGTTGAAACAAGTCTGGGATAGTGCGACGCGACGACATGGCTCCGGGGGTCAAGCGTCTGGCACAGAGCGGAACCGCTGTTTTGACACGGTTAGGCTGTGCTTTGCTCAAACAATCACCAAGGGTCAGGCATGATAGTAACTAAAGAGTGGTTAGATCAAATAAGTGATCTTGAGGGGTTGACCAATGGGCAACAGAAGTTGCTCAACATCTGGTGCAAAGACGCCCCCTACGTTGACAAGCTGATCCCTGACCGAGTGGCTCACTTCCTTGAACACTGCCGTGGGTATCGAGAAATGCCGCAGCACGTTAGAGACTTCAAGGGCTGGATGACATATGGGCGTGTTCACGCTTAAAGATCATGCTGAGTGAGTTGCTCGACGAGGAAACAGCCGCCGAGTTCGACTCATGGCAAGAACATGACCGTATCGCACTGATTGCCCATGCCAACTGGGTGTCAGGTGCCCACAAGTACCAAGTGCCTCCCCCGCTGGAGCAGGACTACACAGTGTGGGTTCTATTAGCGGGCAGAGGTGCCGGGAAGACCCGCAGCGCAGCCGAAGCCCTGTGGTGGTGGGCATGGACTCACCCCGGCACCATGTCCATCGTGGTGGCCCCAACGAGTAACGACTTGAAGTTCACCTGCTACGAAGGGCCGTCTGGCCTGCTGGCCTGCATCCCCACCCAATTGGTGACTGACTACAACAAGCAGGATCACCTGATCAGGCTGTCCAACGGCTCCAAGATCAGGGGGGTGTCAGCAGACTCCTACGAACGTCTGCGGGGTATCAACTCATCCTTCGTCTGGTGCGACGAACTGGCGGCTTTCCAGTACATCCAAGAGGCTTGGGACATGATGGTCATGGGCCTGCGCATCAAACCAGACAAGCAGGAACACAGCCAGCCCCGTGTCATTGTGACCACAACACCGAGGCCGAAGGACTTGATACTCGATCTGGTCGGCAGAGAGGGTGACGATGTGGTGATCGACCGCGCCACCACTTATGAGAACGCCGCCAACCTAGCCCCGACCTTCAAACGGCAACTGGAGCAGTACAAAGGCAGTAAGCTGTACGAGCAGGAGGTCATGGGTTCCATCATCGACCTTGAAGACGGCAAGGTGGTCAGCCGGGATATGTTCAAGCTGTGGCCGGGGCACAAGCCCTTCCCCAAGTTCGAGTACATCGTCCAAAGCTACGACTGCGCCTTCTCAGAGAAGGAACACAACGACCCGACGGCCATGACCACGTGGGGGGTGTTCAAGCCACAGGACGGCCCCATGAGCGTCTTGCTGATCGACTGCTGGGCTGAACACCTGTCCTTCCCCAAACTCAAGCCCAAGGTGCTGGAGGAGTGGCGGGTCAGCTACGGTGAGGGGCGAGAGGCCAAGCGCCCTGACCTCATATTAGTGGAGGACAAGGCGGCAGGCATCTCCCTGATCCAAGAACTGCGTTATGCCCACCTGCCTGTCCGGGCGTACAACCCCGGCAGGGCCGACAAGATGCAGAGACTCCAGATCACCGCGAGTATCTTTGCCACAGGACGAGTCTGGCTACCCGAGTCCGACACCCACAAGGGCTATGTCCGCAGTTGGGCTGAAGGGTTTCTGAGTCAGATATGCGCCTTCCCGGATGCAGCCCACGACGATTATGTAGACAGTGCGACCCAAGCGATTCGGTTACTCAAGGACATGAACTGGTTGGACATCAACCCCGAACCCCCTGATAATGACGATGATTATCTGGAGTTCACCCAAGAGAAGCGGGTGAACCCGTACTCTGTATAGGATCAACATGGCTGACTTCCGCAAACTCGGCAAAAGTATCACTGGCGCATTGACCAAGGCCAGTGAGTTGGTAAAGGCCCAGAAGGGTGTATTGCCTGCGGCAGAGCGTGATGCCAACCTTGCCAAGATGTTGGAGGGTAGCAAAGTCAAGGAGCGGCTGTATCACGGCACAAGTTCGGACATCACCGCATTCGATAAACAAAAAGTTGGCAACACATTTGGCGCTGATAAGAAGGGTTTCTTTTTTTCAAGTGACCCGAAGATTGCATCTGACTACGCGGATTTTGCCGCGTCAAACTCGGCTAAGAAAGAGGGGGCAAACGTCATGCCTGCTCATGTCAACTTAAAAAATCCTTTGACTTTGGAAGGTTTGAGTGAGGCCAACACTGGCATACGATTAAAGCCAAGGCATGGGGACGACTCCAACTCATTGACACGACTCTTTGACGAGGAGCGTGATTCATTGGTTAAATTTGCAAAGCAGTTTGGCAATGACGGGATTCTTCTTAAGAAAGATGGCAACTCTTTGGCTGTAGCTTTTGAGCCAACCCAAATCAAGTCCGCCACAGGAAATCGTGGAACCTATGACACTACTGACCCAGACATCAGCAAAGCAAAAGGCGGGGTACTTCATATGGCAGACGCAGGCAAGGTAGTCAGGGGCGGATTGAGCGCAGTGCGTATGGCAAGCAAGGCCGCTGATCAGGCAATGGAGGCCAAGAGGCTGGCACGGGAAACGGCTAACCCACCCATCAAGGCGTCGGATGCTTACGGCCAGCATGAGGGTGCATACCTCAAGCCAATATTCTATGACCGCATGAAGGTTGATCTGTCCAAGCGCAAGTTTGGTGGCCCCGGCTTCTCTGGCATTCAGTTGGTCGATCCTAATTACGCTACTGCCAAGGCGGCGGCAGGCGTGACTGACCAAAAGATGGCAACGCGCATCCTAAACCGCAACGAGGCACTGGTCCCCAAGGGTGCCAAGGTTATCTGGACACCATCGGTCGGCGGCCTTGAACAGCACAAGTCCAACTCCACCATGTTTGGTGAGTTTGCTGAAATTTTTGCCAACCAGCGAAAGAATATGTCTGCCGAGGAAATACAAAAATTAAGCGATAAAGCCAGCAGTACGGTGGACAACCAAGGGCGTCTTATTTTTCCCAACGGCATTGATTTGGCTTCGCGCAACTTCCGCCAAAAAGTTGTGACTTATCCTCAACGATCTTTGATGGCTGACATCTTTGCTGGTCGTAATGTAGGTGGCGAGAAAGGCCGCACGGTCCCTGTAGAGGAATTGCTTGAGAAAAACCTTGACCCCAACATGGCAGGCGCTGGCGCGCTTGACTTGGGCAACAGGCTGTTTAGGCTTGAAGGCAATGTGATGGACCGCCCAGATCTGCACAGCGATTACCGAAAAATTTTGACTGGCGAAGATCTCAACGTAAATTATTTGCCCGTGCCCATTAGGAATGTGTACGGCGATTGGGAAGCGCAGAAAAAATTAGATTTACTGGCGCAGGGTAAAGACCGTGATGTCACGCAAATGGACTACACCAAG